GGCGGCGCGTGACCCTTCCGTCATTTCTATTCTGTGTAAATAGAGTTCATCATTTAATGCCCGTGTGCCTTCCCTGACCGTGTTTAGCGCTTTAGTCTGGGCTTCATTGGCGGCCTGAGCCGCTGCCATTTCTGGTGTGTACCCGTCTTTGTAAGAGAGCGTTAGCGCTCGCAACTCTTCATCATTTAAATCAATGGCCTTTGTTGCTAACTCAAATGATTTTGTAGATTCGTTTACAGCCTTTTCAGCTGATTCGATAGCTTTTCTATTTTCATCACGTTCCTTTTTTTGTTCTTCGAGTGCTTTATTAGTCTTTTCTAATGCAGTTAATTCATTCAGTGCAGCTTCGGTAATTGATAAAACACCATCTCTCATATACTGATTGCGTGTTGTTAATTCGATCACTGCATCTTTATTATCCGCAAGCTCAAGCGTTAATAATCTATGCTTATATTGAGCACTTTCTAAAGCCTGCTCTGATGCTTTTTGCGCTTTTTGCTGATCTTCAATGGATTCTATCAAATCCTCATAGGCAACAATCATATCCTGATTAGTACCTACGATATTCTTACCAGCCAGCTCATAACGCCTGGCGGCTTCATCGCCTTTTGTAAGCTTGAGATATTGAGCGTCCAGCCCATCAATAACCCGATCAAACTCCTTCACAGCCGCATCAGCTACTTTTGCAGCTGCGCCTGATACTTTACCAGCACCTTGCGCAATACCTATACTAAGCCCATCGCCATAATAGACCCCGCGTTTAATCATTTCGCGTGATGGGGATCGGGTATCAGTCTCTTTCTCATAGCCACCGATAGCGGCTTTACCCAGTGCTGCACCCGCCTGTTTAACCTTGTTCGCACCTGCAATTATGCCGTTTGTCAAGCCTTGTGATAGATTCTTACCATCTTCTAACCAGTCACTAGCCGATTTATTCATCAAGTTATCAAACCACGACATTAAATCAGACCACAGTGCTTTAGCGCCTCCGACAACATCTTCCCAGTTGTCGTACAGCAACCATGCTGCCGTTCCTAATAGCGCCAGACTTGCGCCAATGGGGTTAGCCACAATCAATGCGGATAGTGCACTAAACGCACCGGACATTAAGCCAAAGGCTTTTACCGTTGCGGCAATAGCCAAACCGGCCGCACCTAATGTAACACCGGCCTCACCAAAAACATCCCAAAGCGTGGAGAGCACGCCTGTTACATCTTCAACGTGGTCGTTAAGAAAGCTTAAAGCGCCTGATACCGCATCAGCACCGGACTCGGCAATATCATATCCGCCCTTTTCCATTAGCGTGATATTCAGGCCTTCCCACGCTGATGCCATTTCCTTAATGGCACCGTCCAGCCCTTCACTTTTTATCTTTGCAGCATCAGCAGCGGCACCCTGTACTTTTAGCTGCTTTTCGGTTTCCCTGATTGCATCACCCATTCCTTTGAGTGAGCTGGCGGCCGCTACGGTTTCAGCACCGAACAGATTAATATAATCCGCACCATTGGCATTGGCCTCTGATAGTTTGTCTATCATGTTCGGTAGGCCTTTGAAAGTCTGTTGACCGTCTTCCGAGATGGTGAAGAAGTCAGTCATGGAAAGGTTAAGCTCTTCCATTGCCTTTTTTGTTGATCCGGCGGGCTCTACCAGACGCGCCAACATATTACGTAATGCTGTACCGCCCTGCTCTCCTTTGATACCATTGTTAGCCAATGTACCCAATGCAGCCGCAACTTCGTACATATCCATGCCAAAGGCTTCTGCAACAGGGCCTGATGCCTTCATGCCATAAGCCAATTCCTGCACAGATGTGTTAGTTTTATTCGCGGTCAGGGTTAGCAAGTCGTTAATAGCAGGCAAGTCTGCCACTGATAACTTAAAACCGCCCATGATATTAGTGGATATATCAGCGGCCTCAGCGAGATCAAGTGTTGCAGCTGCCGCAAAGTCAAGCGTGGAAGGCATAGCCGCGTAAATCTTCTCGGCGTCTAGCCCGGCTTGAGCAAGGAAGCCCATTGCGTCAGATGCTTGTGTCGCTGAAAAAGAGGTGGTCGAACCAAGGTCACGTGCTTGATCCCTTAGCTGCTGCATAGCCTTCTCGGTAATGCCCAGCTTCGATTGCACGTTATTCATGGATGCGTCAAAGGTGCGGCCGTAGTTGATCGCAGAGGTTGCCATTGCTGACAATGATAGCGCTGGGATTAGTGAGGCAATGCTTGAGAATGCACCGCTTAGACCTGATACGGATTTAGTAGCTCTCGAACTACCTTTCTCAATATCGTCGAAGGGCTTAGAATTAAAGCCCTTTTCTGTTCGTTTCTGCAACTTTTCCGTAGAATCGTCCAGTGATTCAACTTCACGCTTGGCTTTTAATAAGCCCGATGTGTCTACCTTATAACCTAACTCTGCAATATCAGCCATCACGCTTACCTTTCGACTTAAACAGTCCTAACGACGTTCTAACGGCTGATTCAACAGCAGCCCGTTCAGTATTTGATACAGGTTTCCGGTATGGCGGGAATGACCTGTTGTCCTTGTCATTATACTGTCTAAAAGATGAAAGGTACAGTGCTGAAAGCATAACCAACAAACTCAACTCAAAAGAGTCAAGCTTTAAACCAATGTGATCGGCCCATGATACTATGTTGCTGTAACTATGCGGCCTATCCCCGTCTGTATAACCTATTTCAGACAACCACTCTAATAAATAGGCCAGCTTATTATATTCGAGGTCGGGGTAGCTAAGATCGTCCTTATCCTTAGCTGCCCCGTAGGCTAGTTGCTTTACCGTTAGCTTTAACTGGTCGCTGTGCTCTGATAAAAGTTTTTTTCGTTTCCCAGTGCAATATCCAGTTGTTCAAGTAGCCACGGATACTCAGTAAGGATGCGTTCCACGGTAGAGGGCACGCAACGCAAAGACTTACCGTTTTCCTCAAAGCCAGTCCACGACATGACCACGGATGCAATCATTTTCGCTTTGCTTGCAGTAACATCCTCCTCTGTCATATCCTTCTGATCTTTGAGTGTTTTGATTAATTCCTTTCTGGCGTTCTTCCACTCGACAGAATAAGTCGTTTTCATCTTAACGCTCATTCCGATAATTTCCATTCCCTCGATTGGGTCTTTAATGTTAAGCGTGAAGTCTGATTTTAAAGCGTAGTTATTTAAATCCATGTTTATCACCTTGATTGTGTTGTGTTAATTACTTTTTGTCTTCGATACTGTACCAGCGCAAGACTGTGCGAGTTCCGGGTTCGCAGTGCTTTATGTGGTGAGCTATTAACTCCTTAGCTGTTCTTGTTGCCTCTTCGGGATTGTGGAACTCACCGATGACTTCGCGCTCACCGTTCAACTTGTGCAGTATGATCTGCCTCATTTATATTTCCTGTTGATAGTAAAAAGGCCAGCTTTTACACTGGCCCGCTTGGTCTGTTCATTTACCGCACTTGGTAGGTGGGCTACCTAAGTGTGATTGCATAGTATCATTGTTATGTAGTGGCGTCAACCTCAATTACCGCTCCATCAATCTCCAACACTACGCTGTAGCGCACAGTATCACCTGAGCCACCAGTCATTACTTTGGCTTGCTGGACGTATGCACGATAGTAAGCGATATCACTGGTTGCATTGCCCTCGGCTAACGGCAGGGTGACACGCACGGAGACCGCTGTTTTATCAGCTGCCTTTGCTGCAATGATTGCCTGGGCCGCGTTATCACTGTCAAACATAATCTCGAGTGATTGCGTGCCGTAGTCGGTTGCACCCATGCGCTTATTAACCACGCCATCGCAAACCGTGTTAAACTTAATGACTTCATTGGACACGCCATAATCACCGACGTTTGTAATTTCACCGGAAGGTGTCCACGTCAAACCTTCATACGCTGTTTGATCGGATGCCAGTGTTGCACTAAATGCAATGCAAGTGCCGATTGAGCTTGTACCTTTACTCATGATTATCTACCTCATTTAATTTTCGAAAATTGAAAAGTTACAGACTGAGTATACCACCCGTCTATATTAATTGCAGGTGCTATATTGCCTTGTTTAGAAACCGTGTATTCATTCCCTGAATGCGTATATTTATTACCGAATGCTATTGATTCCCGCATTGCATCAAGCATTCCAGCAATACCTATTACTCCTTTGTTGTCACGGATATAAATACTGATCTGCACTAGCCATTTATATTCCGCAATGCTAGAGCATACGCCTAGCGTACGCGGCTCCACCGGTAATATAGTGATGCGCGCATGATTGTCTGATGTGTCGATCTTATTACGATTAGGCCAGTAGTCGGCTAGTCCGTTGTTAGCGCATAAAGCACTAATAACTGGTGCTATTGCTAAAATAAAACTCTCTTCCATTATAGCACTCCATTAACAATACTTTGCCATGCGGCTATATTCATCCGCATCATTCCATGTTTGGCCTGCTGTGAATGGCCTTCATATTCAATTCTACGCGCGTATGGCTGGCCATTTAGCAGTGAAAACACATCACCTAATTTTATCTTGCTGGCTTTAGTTCCCGTGTTGATACTACTGCGTTCTTCTGTCGTATCAACGTTTACCACGCGCATATTATTAATACCGTCTGTCCAGCTGGCTTGCAGTGATCCTGTATCCTTTGGGGTCTCTTTGATAACCCTTGTGGCTAGCTCTTCATTGCTTTCAATGGCAACCCGCTCAAGATCACGTATATACCTGGCTAATATGTCTTTACTCTTCATTATCGACGCGCCTGTATTCTGTAGATAATTGCATCACCGTCCGGCATTACTGATTCTGTATTAATAATGCTGTAATAAGTGCCTTTGATTTTCAGTTTCATATCCGTTTCAGGCTTAACCTCTGAGTCAGTGATAACCTTAATATCATAGAACTGAACCTGTTCACCGTCTATTTCATGCGGTTTATATTGCAGTATGACTGCATTAATATTAGTTTCAGTTTCAGTATTAACAGGGTTCCATTCTGTACCTGTTGATGTGGTACTGACTAGCTGCAATGTGGCGCCATAAGCCT